ACTACGTTTCAAGGCCCACTTCGTTCATTGGGCGGCATTTATCAACAAGGCCCAGCGACTGTTGTTGAGATCACAACAAGCACCACATTAACTCCAGAAGATCATGGCGGTCGCATCATTTCTATTGGTGGTTCGTTGGCGGCGGCATTGACATTAACTTTGCCTACAATTAACACATCAGCTAACTCTATTACATCTGGCCCCGGTCAAGACCCAAGCACAGTTAACAACGAAGGTGTTGTTTACACGATCTGGGTTCCTACTGCCATCTCCACAAGCTCATTGAAGATTGGTACAACTTCTGGCTCTAGCGATTTGTACGTTGGCGCTGTAATGTCTATTGATTCAGACTCATCTGGCGCTGTGGTTGCCTTCTCTGCTAACGGCTCTTCCAATGACTTCATCAACTTAAACGGAACAACTACCGGCGGCGTTGCTGGCACATGGGTTCAAATCGTTGCAATTGCGGCTAACAAGTACATGGTGAACGGGAATGTTATTGGTTCCGGCACTGTTGCTACACCATTCGCAGATTCCTAATCAACTCAAGGGGCTTCGGCCCCATTTTTAAAGGAGATTGATTATGTCAATGCAAACTGACGTAAAACAAGGGCATTTAAACCAAAGTGGTTTCTTTGTTCTTGGACGAAATCGCGTAAAAGGCATTTCGTTTTTTGGCACAGGCACGGATGGTACTGTAGTGCTGTTTGATACGACTTCTGCACCAGTAACTTCTAGCGTTACATACGCTCGTTCCGGTACAACTGTAACGGTCACAAAAACTGCTCACGGCCTGTCTACGGGTGATGTTGTTGGTATTCACTTTGACAGCAACACAAGTCAATCAGCAACAGACGGCAACTATGTGATCACTGTTGCTTCGTCAAGCACATTTACGCTGACAGACATTAACAGTGGAACAATCACTTCTACTGCGGCTTCGTATGTAAGTGGTAATGGTCGTTGGTTAATGACTTACGAAATTGATAGCACTGATACTTTTAGCAATGCACCCATTATTCCGGGTGAAGGAGTATTGGCTACTCAAGGCATTTATGCACTGATGACTAACATTGATTCAACGCAGATTTATTATGGCTAAGTCCCCAGCATGGCAGAGGAAAGAAGGCAAGTCCGAGAAGGGCGGTTTAAACGCCAAGGGACGAGCCTCCGCGAAAGCGCAAGGTATGAACTTGAAACGTCCCCAGCCAGAAGGCGGCTCCCGGCGCGACTCTTTCTGTGCGAGGATGAGCGGGCACAAGAAGAAGAACACCAGCGCAGAGGTAGCGAGAGATCCAGACTCACGAATCAATAAAGCATTGAGGGCATGGAATTGTTAGATTTAAACACCGCTTGGTCTGCCGTCCTGTCCTTGGTGATTGGACTGTTAGGCTACATGATGAATGAAAAGTTCAGGGAACTGGCGCGTGTCACGATCCTGTTGAACAAAACCCGTGAGGAGGTTGCCCGTGATAACGTTACTCAAGCAGAAATTGACCGCATTACTAACCACATTGACCAACGCTTTAACAAACTTGAAGCTAAGATTGACCAACTTATTCAAAAGGGGTGAATAAATGAATCCAGCAACAAGGGCCGCATTATTTTTAGCCGATAAAGCTGGGATTGATGTTCCAAAGCCTGTAAGAGTTTTAGCGGATCCAGTTGGTTCTGCTATTAGCTATTTTGGCCCAAAAATTAATGAAGCTTTCGGCGCGGCCCCCGGCACAGCAGAGGCGGTCGCAAATCCAAAAGGTTTTGCAAAAGATCTTGCTAAAGACGTTGCCAAGGATTATTTTAAAGAAAAGGCCGATATACCTGAAGAAGATCGCAGTTTTTCATCTTCGGGTGGCGGTAGTGCATATACAGACGATGAATTAACTAGCGGCAGGGCGGCATACAAACGTGGTGGTAAGGTTAAATCTGCAACAAAATCTAACACCGCCTCACGTCGCGGTGATGGAATTGCTCAACGCGGCAAGACTCGTGGTAGATATTTGTAATTTTTCAAAAAGGGTGATGATATGAAAAAGATGAATATGGGTGGATATTCCAGCGGCGGCGCTATGCCCATGAAAGATGGCATGGCTAAAGCAGACATGAAGCAAGACAAGGGCATGATGCAAAAGGCTGTGAACAAACACGAAGGCCGTATGCACAAGGGTCAGCCTATGACCAAGCTTTCTAAGGGCGGCACATTCCGTTCTTCTGCCAATGGGGTTGCCACAAAAGGCAAAACCAAAGGTACACAGATTAAAATGTCTATGGGCGGCAAAGCCTGTTAAGGAGCAGTCATGAGAAAACCTATGAAGTTTAAACGCTACGAAGGTGGCGGCGATATTAGCGGTGAATCTAATTCCAAAGAACCTGAAGACAAAAGGTCGTTCCTTGAGCGCATGAAATCTGATTTCTCTAGGATAACGGCTGGGAATATTGACGACCCCAAATCTGAGGCATATAAGAAATATGGCGCTGATGCCAACAATCGTTCACAAATTGTTTCTCGCAGAAGGCCATTACCGCCTATGTTATCGCCTATGCCATCCCCTAATGATGAAAGTGGGTATTTGCAAAACATGATTTCATCGGGTTCTGATATTAAAGGTAGACCTCAAGATGAAGGGTACAGGCCAAATGCAGGCACTGCAAGGGAACGTGCTATGGCCGAAGGCGCATTTGATTCCGGCAAGATTATTGAAAATACTGGCCCACGTAATCCAGAGGCAATTATGGAAGCTGACAATCCAAGAAAGACAGCCCCGAAGCCAACTCCACCTAAGCCTTCCGCATCAAAAACTGGAAGTAAGATTGAGTCATCGCCTAAAGCGCCAGCTTATGTTCAACGCTATACAGAAGAAATGATGGAAGCGGATAACCCAAGAAGCGTTAAGGCTGAAAAAGCGCCAGCGGAGAAAGCAAAGCCTGCCGCCCCACCTCCTAGCGCACCAAAAGCTAGTTCTAGTAGAGTTCCTACACCAGAGCAAGCCTCTGCCAACAGAGCCGCCGCCGCTGAAAAAGTTAAAGGCATGGGTTCATCTGTTGTTGATTACTTTAGCAACCTTGAAACACCCGCAAAACGTAAAGCAAGAGAACAAAAAGAAAAAGCCGCAAAAGGCTCTTATGCAAGTGGTGGCTCTGTAAGTTCAGCTTCTCGCCGTGCCGATGGTATTGCCACCAAAGGCAAAACCCGTGGCCGCATGTGCTAAGAAAAAATCATGGCAACGTCCAAAACTAAAAGCAGTGTAGTTAAGTCTTTGACAAAAGCTGGCTTTTATGAGGCGGCTAAACCCAAACGTCTTGGCATTATTAATAAAGTTACAACCAAGCCTCAGAGGATAGAGATGGTTGATAAGTTATTCTTAGCCAAGAAAGCTAAAGGTAATTCAAAATGATGGCAAGCCGTGGAATGGGGGCAATGTCCCCAAGTAAGATGCCCAAGGGCAGTCGTAAGGCTCGCCGGGACGATACTAACTTTACTCAGTTTGATGAAGGTGGGAACGTATCTGACAAAGAGAAAGAAGAAGCAGTAAAGTTTGGTGTTCAAAATCCACGTTTAAACTTAGATAAAAACGCTAAAGAACTGGCTGGTCGTTTAACTGCTGAAAAGAAATTAGGCCCAAACACTTCATTGCAAGCTTATCTAGATGCCAAGATGGACAAGCGTGGCGCTGGAGTGCAAGGCGGTGGTGTCAATCTAACCCACAGGTTTGCTGAGGGTGGTAAGTCTACAGTCAACGCCGCAGGAAACTACACCAAGCCCGAGTTACGCAAGCGCATTTTTAATGCGGTAAAGGCAGAAGCCACAGCAGGTACTGGCGCTGGCGAATGGAGTGCTAGAAAAGCACAAATGGTTGCCCAACGTTACAAAAAAGCTGGCGGGGGGTACAAAGATTGAAAGCCCCCCAGAAATCTCTTAAGGATTGGGGCGACCAGAAATGGCGTACCAAGTCGGGTAAACCGTCAAGTAAGACGGGCGAGAGATATTTGCCTGAAGCGGCTATTAAGTCTTTATCCTCTCAAGAATATGCGGCCACAACCAAAGCCAAACGTGCTGGTAAAGCATCTGGTAAACAGTTTGTAGCTCAACCAAAAGCAATAGCAAAGAAAACGGCAGGATTTAGATGACCACTACCGGCTCAACTCTTTTCAATATGGACTTCACGGAGATTGCCGAGGAAGCGTGGGAGAGGGCTGGGCGGGAGATGCGTTCAGGTTATGACTTACGTACAGCACGTAGGTCAATGAACCTAATGACCATAGAGTGGCAGAACAAGGGTATTAATATGTGGACGATGGAGCAGGGTTTTATTAACCTGACTCCGGGTCTGGCTACATATGCCCTGCCCACAAATACAATTGATTTGCTTGAGCATGTGATTAGGACTGGACAGAATACAGCATCCACCCAAGCTGATTTGACCATCACACGTATTAGTGTTTCTACTTATGCAACGATTCCCAATAAACTTCAGCAAGCTCGGCCAATCCAAGTCTGGATTCAGAGGCTTTCTGGTGAAGTTAATCCAACGTCTTCGTACCTCAACGGGGCCATTACAGCCACGGCAACGACGATCACGCTTGACACGGTGGTTGGATTAGCTGGATCTGGATTTATTCGCCTTGGCACAGAGGACATTTACTATACCTACATTAGCGGCAATGTTCTTGAGGGCGTATTTCGTGGTCAAAATAATACAACTGCCGCCGCTCAAGCGGATGGCACTGCGGTGTTTGTGCCTCAACTACCCGCCGTAACAGTTTGGCCTACCCCTGACAACTCAGTACCCTATCAATTTGTGTACTGGAGACTGCGCCGGGTTCAGGATGCTGGCGCTGGTGTAGAAACCGCAGACATGAACTTCCGCTTCTTGCCTTGTTTAGTGGCAGGTCTGGCCTACCATATTGCAATTAAGACACCAGATTTAATGCCTCGCATTCAAATGCTTAAGCAGATCTATGACGAAACCTTTGAGATAGCGGCAGGTGAAGATAGAGAGAAAGCCGCCGTCAGGTTTGTACCAAGGCAAATGTTTATTGGTGGATCCTAATGGGTAATCGATACGCATCAGGCAAAAAAGCGATTGCCATGTGTGATCGCTGTGGGCAACAGTTTTTACTCAAGACGCTTAAGACTGAGATTATTAAGCAACGTAAGTATCAACTGTTGGTTTGCGCTGAATGCTGGGATCCAGACCAACCGCAGTTGATGCTGGGAACATTCCCTGTAGATGATCCGCAGGCTTTGCGTAACCCCCGCAAAGATACAACGTATGTTACTTCTGGTGTAAACGTTGATGGATACACTGCGGGTGGGTCAAGGGACATTCAGTGGGGTTGGAATCCGGTTGGTGGGTCTAGGTTTTTTGATGATGAATTGACACCAAACTACTTGGTGGCAACGACATTTGTTGGTACAGTAACGGTATCTTAAGGAGTTTAAACATGGCATATACACGATCAGCAGACGGCATCACTAAAAAAGGTAAGACTGATGTTAAAGTCTTTCCTAGCAGTGGCCCTTCCCAAAAAGAAATGATGGGCGGAAAAGGTAAGGGTAAGGGTAAAACCAACTCTGACATGAAGACCATGGGTCGTAACTTGGCAAAAATTGCCGCACAGAAACGAGGCTAATCATGGCTACATTTAGCAAAAAAATGATGGGTAAAGAAGTTGGCGATGCCAAGGTCTATGCCAAGCCACACACAATGTCTGGCAAAGCTGTAAGTGTTTCTGATAACCCCGGTAGTGGCCCTGATCACAGTCGAGCCAACACGGTTAATATGTCTGTAGGCAACGTTACTCGCAACGAGCAACCCGGTGCTAAAACCAATGGCATCAAAGTGCGCGGTACAGGTGCGGCAACTAAAGGTTTGATGGCTCGCGGCCCGATGGCTTAAGGTTTAAACAATGACAATGACATACGCCCAACTTGTTGCCGCTGTAACGGATTACACGCAGAACACGTTTGACACGACCTCAATCAATGTAATGATTCAGCAGGCGGAGCAACGCATCTATAACACGGTGCAGATTGCCAACTTGCGTAAGAACGTGACGGGCGTATTAACAAGCGGCAATAAGTACTTGGCGTGTCCTAATGATTTTTTATCAACGTACAGCCTTTCTATTTACCCGTATAACGCTACAACAGCTACTGGAACGTCTGGGGCTAAAACTATTGTTGTTGCAAGCACCACTGGTATCGCTGTAGGTCAACAGGTCACTGGGACTAACATTGGTACAAATGCATTTGTTAGAAGCATTGCCAGCACAACAATCACCTTAACTGTGGCTAACAGCGGTACGGTAAACGGCGCTGTTGTGTTCCAAGGTGATTATCTGTACTTGTTAAACAAAGATGTTAACTTCATACGTGATGCGTATCCATTTACTTCAATGGTATCCGAGCCTAAACACTACGCCATCTTTGGCCCGCAGTCAGCCAATGTGAATGAGTTGTCGTTTATTCTTGGCCCCACGCCAGATGCTAACTACTACGCAGAACTGCATTATTATTACTATCCAGAATCTATTGTTACTGCGTTGACTACATGGTTGGGTGATAACTTTGACTCCGCATTGCTATATGGAACTTTGGCTGAAGCAGGAACATACATGAAAAGCGCACCGGAAGACGGTATGTATAAAGTCTATCAAGAGCGGTACGTTCAGGCTATTGCTCTTCTCAAGAACTTGGGTGACGGCAAGCAGAGAATGGATGCGTACAGAGATGGTCAGGTTAGGGTGGCAGTATCGTGAGCATCCTCCAAACCCAAACGACCAGCTTTAAGACAGAGCTTTATACGGCAGTTCACAACCTATCCACAGATACGTTAAAGATTGCCCTGTACACGGCTAATGCGGATTTAAACGAAGCTACAACTATTTACAGTTCAGTTGGTGAAGTTAGCGGTACAGGATACAACCCCGGCGGAGTACCTTTGACTGGCGTAACCATTAGCTCATCTGGGTATACGGCTTATGTAGACTTTTCTGATGTGGTGTTTAACGCATCCGTGACGGCACGTTGTGCCTTGATCTACAACGTAACCCAAGGTAATAAATCAATAGCTGTGTTGGACTTTGGGTCTGACAAAACATCCACCAATTTCACCATCACAATGCCCGCTAACTCAGCAACAGCGGCATTGATTCGTTCTTCTAACTAAGGAGTCACCATGACTATCGACAAAATTACCGCAACCGATAAAGTGGAAGCGATTACCAAATACAACGCAATTCCTGAAGACACAATGTCTATCCACGGTACTTACCATGCTGTTTGCTACAGCGCAGATGGTCAAGTTAAATGGGAAGATGACATCCAAAACTTGGTCACTACGGTGGGCAAGAACTTTACATTAGACACGGCATTTGGTAACGCCGCTGGCGGTGCAGTTGTGATGGGTCTAAAAGGCACAGGTACAGCCGCGGTAGCAGATACGCAAGCTTCTCACGCAACATGGTTGGAAGTTGGTGGCGCTAACGCTCCTACATACTCTGGTAACCGTCCTACACCGTCATTTAGCGCGGCGGCTTCTGGTAGCAAAGCAACTTCTTCTGCTGTGTCATTCTCAATGACCGGCACTGGCGACGTCTTTGGATGCTTCATTAACATTGGCGGTAGCGCAACCAAAGATTCAACCACTGGTACATTGTTCTCTGCTGGTGATTTTTCTAGCTCTAAGTCTGTAATTAACGGTGATTCTATTGCTGTTACTTACACTGCTACATTGACATAACATGGCCTACGGCTGGGGTGACAATACTTGGGGCGAATTTGGTTGGGGTGGTATTACCGCCTACGCCGATTCTGTTACTGACACTGCCACCTTAACCGATGCTCAGACTGCCCAGACTGTTTATAACGAAAGCAGAACTGAAACAGCCGCGCTAACGGAGGCTCAACTAGCTATTACAGCATTTACTGAGTCAGTCAATGAAACTGCGGCTATATCTGAAACCAATGCGGCTACAACGGCATACACAAGCACGGTAGCGGATAGCTTAGTTACCTCTACCACAGAGTCAGCCACAGCCACTTTTCCCGCATCTGTTACAGAGACAGCGGCAACATCCACGACTGAGGCGGTAGCGGCAACATTTGCTAGGTCTATTACAGAAACTGTGGCAACTTCTACGACAGAAGCTGTAGCGGCTACATTTGCCAGAGACATTACGGAAACTGCGGCCCTAACAGACGCTAATACAGCTATTACGTCATACAACGAATCAGTTGCAGATACCGTAGTTACAAGCACAACCGAATCGGCTACCGCCATCTTCTCTGATTCAGTTACAGAAACCGCTGGTATTGCCACGGTTGAAGAGGCTGTAGCCACGTTCCTTGAGAATATTTCTGATTCTATTGCGATAGCGGAGGTGGCTCTTGCCACTTTGATTGTGACTATTGAAGAGTCAATGGGCATAACAGACGGCACTACAGTTGGCACTTTTTATCTTGAATCCTTGTCAGACTCAATGGCTATTTCAGATGATCCGCAAGCAATAGCAAATTACAGCATGAGCAGATCAGAGACAATGGCTATTACATCCACAGAATCAGGGCGTAATTTGTGGGAAATTATTGATGACACACAAGGTGTTACATGGCAAAATATCAGCAATCCACAAACACCGGGCTGGGCTGATGTAAATAACACTGAAACGCCCGGTTGGACAGCAATTTCTACCTAGTAGGAGCAATACATGGCAAATACGGCACTAATCGGCCTCACACTACCAGTTCAAGGCACACTGTCTGGTCAATGGGGCGACACAGTTAACAACGCCATCTCGGAAATCATTGACGTTGCGGTAGCTGGTACACAGACAATTACCACTGACGCAGACATTAATCTGGCAGTTACTACAGGCACATACTTAATTACGGGCCTGACAGCCAATAGCTCACAGTATGCGGTTCTTCTGTGTACGGGCGCACGTACAGCGGCTCGTAACATTAATACCCCAAAACAGTCTAAGACCTACGTTGTCATCAATGATACGTCAGGTGGTTTTGCAATCACAGTTCGTGGTGGCCCTACATCTCCTACAACGGGTGTATCTGTAGCGGCGGGTACACGGGCGATCATTGCTTGGAACGGCTCTGACTTTGTTAATGTGGGCGGTGGCTCTGCGGCTGGCTCTAACACGCAGGTTCAGTTCAATAACTCCGGTGCTTTTGGTGCTTCTTCTAGCTTGACTTGGAGTGGTACGGTTCTGGGGACTACCGGGTTTACAGCATCTTCTGACTCTACGTTTACATCGACTGGTGCTTTGCAGATCAGCAAAGGAACCACTGGACAACAGCCCGTCTCATCTGTCACGGGTATGCTTCGCTATAACACCACGACTAATCAATTTGAAGGTTACAGTGGCGCTTCCCCTGCGTGGAACAGTGTGGGTGGGGCAACGATTAGCAACGACACATCTACAGCTACAGACGTCTACCCGCTGTTTGCAAACGCAACATCTGGTACAGCTACAACGCTATACACAGGTAACGCCAAGTTATTGTATAAACCAAGCACAGGCGAGTTGGCTTCTTCGGTTATCAATGCAAGCAACGGTATTGTTGTTAACAATCAGACTGTTTCGGCAAGTTACACCATTGCATCGGGCACATCAGGTATGTCATCGGGGCCAATCACCGTGGCTTCGGGACAATCGGTCACAGTTTCTACCGGTTCACGCTGGGTCGTTTTGTAAGGATACATTATGAGTTCAATAGTTATTGCTGGCGACACAAGCGGATCGGTAACGCTACAAGCCCCTGCTACTGCGGGAAACAGTGTACTATCTCTACCTGCGGTCACTGACACAGTGGCGGGTATTGCCGCAACCCAGACCCTGACAAACAAAACGTTAACTGCGCCAATAATCTCAAGCATTAGCAATACTGGCACATTGACGCTACCAACAAGCACAGACACATTAGTTGGCAGAGCAACAACTGACACCCTGACAAACAAAACACTGACCAACCCTACAGTCACCAACTATGTTGAGTCTGTAGTAGCTATTGGTACTGTTACAACGACAAACACAATATCTTTGACAAGTGGAACTGTCCAGACTGCAACATTGACTGCTTCAACTGCTTGCACATTTACAATGCCAACTGCTACGGCGGGTAAATCATTTGTGTTGTTGCTTAAACAAGCGGCAACAACTGGAAACGGAACAGCAACATTTACGAGTGTTAAGTTTGGAAGCACAGGCGCACCAACAATTACAGCAACGGCAGGAAAAATGGATATTTTGACCTTTGTTGCTGATGGCACAAATTGGTACGGAAGCATTGCCCAAGGTTACACGCCATAAGGATTGTCAATGTTTGCTTTTACTAAATTGATGTTAACAATGGGTTCAATACCGGGGACATACCTTGCCTTAGCTGGGGGCGGTGGAGGTGGTGATAATAATCCAGCATCTTCTGATACCCCCGGTGCGGGTGGTGCTGGTGGTTTTTTAGCTGACCTAAGTTTTGGTTTTGCGTTAGGGCGTAACTATACAGTTACTGTAGGTGCTGGTGGTGCAAAAGGTTCGTCAAGTGCCGGTACTTCAGGATCAAATTCTGTATTTAACAATATAACAGCAATAGGGGGTGGATATGGCGCACGAGGAACAGCACCCGGTTCACCTACACCGGGCGGTGCTGGCGGTTCTGGTGGCGGCGGCGGTGGTGGTTCCGGCCCCGGTGGTGCAGGAACAAGCGGTCAAGGAAATAATGGCGGTGCTAGTAATGCTGGAGACACTACAGGTGGCGGTGGTGGCGGTGCTGGTAGTGTAGGAACAACAGGCGGTGCGGGTTCGGGTGCGGCTTCTTCAATTACTGGATCAAGTGTTACTTATGCAGTCGGTGGCGCACCCAATACAGGTGGAGTTAATGGTGGCAACAACACGGGTACTGGAGGGTCAGGTGGAAGACTCAACTCAGGAGCAGGTGATGGTGGCAATGGTGGTTCTGGTATCGTTGTTCTTAAATATCCAGACACATACACAATTACGATTGGGGCTGGTTTAACTGGCACTACAGCCGCCCCATCAGGCGGTTTTAAAGTTACAACCATTACAGCGGGGACTGGAAATGTCTCTTGGGCATAAGGAATAAATATGGCTCATTACGCATTTTTAGATTCAAACAACATGGTTACCGAAGTTATTGTCGGTAAAGATGAGGGTGCAGACAATATTGATTGGGAACAGCACTATGGTGAGTTTCGCGGTCAACCTTGCAAGCGCACAAGCTACAACACAATTGGTGGTGTTCATACAAATGGCGGCACACCTTACCGCAAGAACTACGCTGGAATTGGTTATACATTTGATGCAACCCGTGATGCGTTTATTGCGATAAAACCATTTGCAAGTTGGGTTTTGAATGAAACCACTTGTTTGTGGGATGCGCCTGCTCCTTACCCTGATGATGACAAGATTTACAAATGGAATGAAGCAACAACATCTTGGGTTAAGATTTAAATGAAAAACACAGAGGAAAAATTATGGCAAGCATAATCAACGCCGCTACATCAGGCGGCTTAATCAGCACTGCTGACACATCGGGCATCTTGCAACTGCAAACGGCAGGGACTACTGCTGTGACTGTGGATGCCTCACAGAACGTGGGTGTGGGTGTTACACCGAGTGCTTGGAGTGTTGCGTATCCAAATATTCTCCAAACAGAAGGCGGGTCAATTTTTGGTGACCCTGCTGGTTCTGAAGGAAACTATGGCGTTAATGTTTATTACAACGCTGGCTATAAATATGCGGCTAATGGTTATGCGAGCGTATATCAGCAATATAACTCTCAACATATTTTCAAGACTGCTGTTACTGGCACAGCGGGAAATGCAATTAGCTTTACAAACTCTCTTGTATTTGGAAAAGGCACAACATTAGCCCTTGAAGGTGCATCTACTGGCACAGGCACAGGCATCACATTCCCCGCAACTCAATCAGCATCTACAGACGCTAATACGCTCGACGACTACGAAGAAGGGATTTGGACACCTACTTTTACAACTGCGGGTGGTTCTATTACATTTAACAATCGTTATGGCACTTATGTAAAAATTGGGAAACTTGTTACTGTTACTGTTTTTTTTAGTATTACTAGCGTAAGTTCACCAACAGGAAGATTTCAAGTTACAAATTTACCTTTTACAGCGGCAAGCGGCAGTACATATTCAAGTGCTGGTGGAGTCTCACCATATACCATGGCGGCAGGTGCTTATATGATTGCTTTAGAAATAGATCCCGGAACAACTTCAGCTATTTACTTTAATTTTGCCAACGGAGTTCGCTATGAGTGTTCCCCGTATTTTCAAGCATCGGGTCAAATTGTATCAACACTAAGTTATCAAGTTTAATTATTCAGCGCAGATTAAGTTGGACAGACACAACCAAAGGAAATCAAAATGTCACTTACTAAAACCACAACTGTAGACCAAATCACAGTAACTGAGAACGGCATCGTTCTATATCGTGAAGCAACTCGCATCATGGAAGATGGCAATCAAATCAGCCAAACCTACCATCGTTCTAGTCTTACACCCGCACAAGACCTAACAGGCGTTCCCGCTAATGTCGTTGCAATCTGCAATACAGTCTGGACACCAGCGGTGGTAGCGGCTTATCAAGCACAGGTAGCACAACAAGGAGCCTAATCATGGCAGTAACAATTAATGGTAACAACACCCCCACAGCAGGCGGTGTGGTTTATGGTGACGGATCAACCTATGCCTCTACAACGGCTGGTTCTGCTGGTAGCGTTTTGTATTCTGCCGGGGCCAGTGCGCCAGCGTTTACAGCGGTCGGCACTTCTGGTTATCTACTGCAAAGCAATGGAGCCGCCGCACCTTCGTGGGTTGTAGCTCCTAGCGGTGCTTCTGCCGCTACGCCTACTGCATTGGGTACTGTGTACGGTAAGACTGATACAGCGGGTTTAGCATTTTTTGGTTACAACGCTGGTGTTGCAAACACTTCAGGTCTTCAAAATACCGTGGTCGGTGTTGGCGCTCTTGCGACCAACAGTGCGGGCAGTGAAAATGTGGCGATTGGACAAGCCACACTTGCTAGTGCAACAGGAGATTCAAACGTTGGAATTGGAAGACTTGCAGGTTTCAATATCACGACTGGAACTTTTAATACTCTTGTTGGAAAAAGTGCAATGCAAGGTTCATCTGCTTGTACAGGTTCTTACAATTCCGCATTTGGAAGTTCTGCATTATTTGCAATAACTTCAGGCACATACAATTTGGGATGCGGAAGTCTTTCAGGGTCAGCCATTACAACTGGCGGTAACAACTCTATTATTGGAGGTTACACCGGAAACCAAGATGGCTTAGACATTCGCACATTAAGCAACTATGCAGTAATTTCTGATGGTGCGGGCAATCGTCAGATTACGATGAAAGAAGGGCAGACCCTTGCGCTTGACTCAGCAGTTCCTAACGCCGGCACAGGCATCACATTCCCCGCAACGCAGTCAGCCAGTACAAATGCGAACACCTTGGACGACTATGAAGAAGGTAGTTGGACACCTAATGTTGGTGGTACTGCTACTTATACGGCTCAAGATGGGACATATGTAAAAATTGGAAGGCTTGTTTATGCAACTTGTGATTTACAGATTAATGTATTAGGAACAGGGTCAAATTTTCAAATTTCTGGCTTGCCATTTACTAATGGCGCTGTTCCCACGGCTACACCCGGCTCAGTTTCTTATTGGGCTACTTTAGCTATGGCTGTTTCTGCTCTTTATTTTAGATGTGACGCTGGTCAAGCATATCTTCAATCAGCAGTAACTACTGGGAATCAAACTACCGCAACAGCTAACGCGGCGGTTTTTGGTAACGGCGCAAGGGTTGCTGTTTCTATAACATATTATGCATCTGCTTAAATAAAGGAAATCATCATGTCTACATTCACAGAAACAAAAGTTATTGACCAAATCACAGTTACCGAGAACGGAATCATTCTTTATCGGGAAGCAACACGCATTTTAAAAGATGGCAATCAGATTAGTGAAACATTCCATCGTTCAAGCCTGACACCTGCCCAAGATTTAACTGGTATACCCGCTAATGTCGTTGCTATCTGCAATGCGGCTTGGACTGCTGAAGTTATTGCGGCATATCAGGCGGCTTATCAAGCGGCACAAGCGGCAAGGAATCCAGCATGAACCTAGTATTAACACTTGAAGAAATTAACATCATCATGCACTCCTTGGGTGAGTTGCCTGCTAAAACCAATGCGTATGCTTTGGCAATGAAGATCAAAGAACAAGCTGACCCACAGGTTCCCAAAGAGCCTGCACCAGAGTAATCATGTGGGACTGGGCTGAAGCAATCATTGCGGCGGTCTGTATAGCGGCCTTTGTCATTTTTGGCACGTATATGATTGCATGGGGTTGGGTTTGAAATGATTGACATTACCAAAGCAATTGGAGCCGTTGCCGCTACCGTTGCCGCTTTAGGCGGTAGTTACACGCTTGCCGACAAGTTTGGTTGGTTTGACCGCGCAATCATTGAATGGTCGCCTGAGAACTTTAAGATCGTGGCAGAGGCTGGCAAGCCCATCAACGTAACGGTGGCAAGAATAAAGAAGCGGGATGACTGCTCTGTTGAGAGTTTTACCCCAAGCATTCGTGATGCGGCGGGTATGGTGCATGAAGCCACTACGACTGCAAGTAAGTTCAGCGGCCCAGCGGGGCCAGAGATTGACACATTCACCTACGAGTTGACAATGGTAGGCAAGGAAAAGGTTACCAGCGGCAAAGCTACTTTGCTGGCAACCATCAAGTACAAGTGTCCTGAAGGGGAGCGTGTTGTTCAATACCCTCGTCATGCGAACCTGTCATTTATGCTCAATAACTGAGGAGTAACTATGTTTGAAGTCTTTGGCGGTATTCTGGGTGGTGCATTGGGCGGTATCTTTCGCTTGGCTCCGGAAGTTCTCAAATTCTTTGATAAGAAGAACGAACGCTCACATGAAATGCTCATGTTTGCCCGCCAGTGTGAACTGGAGCAAATCAGAGGTCAGATGAAGCTGGCTGAGATTGGGGCACAGCGGGAGGCGGCAGTTGATGTTGGTGTCATGGATGCCTTTAACTCTGCCATAGAACAACAAGCCACAATGGTCAAGGCCGCTGGTGGTTGGGCGGCTAGTCTGTCTGCTTCTGTTCGTCCTGTCGTTACGTACTGGATTCTTTTGGTCTGGTCTTTTGTGCATCTGTGGTTTGGTTGGAACTCATGGATTGCAGGGGCTTCCCCTATGGAAGTCTTTAAGATGATGATGTCGCCTGACTTCTCGGCACTCTTGGCTGGAACAATTAACTATTGGTTTCTTGATCGTACTTTAAAACAAAGGGGTTTATAAATGGCACACGCTAATACTTGTTCGGTTAACGAAGATGGCCCATGCACTTGTGGGTTTGAAGAAATTCTTGAGGATGAGGCGAGAGAAGCCGAACAAGAGCATATTGAAGAAGAGCAATGAACCTAGCACTAGCCGCAGAGATGTGTAAACGGTTTGAGGGCTTTCGCTCCAAGCCGTATCTTTGCCCTGCCAATGTAGCCACGATTGGCTATGGTTCTACCTACTACGCAGACAAACGCAAGGTAACTTTAGAAGACGCACCCATGAGTCAGGAAGAGGCTCACGCCCTTTTGATGATTGAGCTTGAGCATACATACCTACCGGGTGTTTTGCGTAACTGCCCCGGCCTGATTACAGACGTTCGCAAGTGCAACGCCATCGTGGACTTTGCCTACAATTTGGGCGCTGGGCGCTTGCAAACATCTACGTTAAAGAGGAAAATCAATGCCAATGATTGGGAAGGAGCAAAAGAACAACTGATGCTCTGGACTAAAGGTGGCGGTAAGGTACTGCCGGGACTGTTTAAACGCCGCACGGCTGAGTGCGCCTTACTGGATTGACCGATGGCACTTAAAAAACTTGTACTAAAACCCGGCGTGAATAGAGAAAACACCCGTTATGCCAACGAAGGTGGCTGGTTTGAGTCCGACAAAGTACGGTTTCGCCAAGGCACACCTGAGAAGATCGGTGGCTGGTCACGTATTTCTGTGTCCTATTTTCAGGGTGTATGTCGTTCCCTATGGAACTGGATCACCCTTGAAAACTTTAACCTTATTGGCGTAGGTACAAACCTTAAGTTTTATCTTGAGAATGGCGGTGCGTATAACGACATTACGCCAATTCGGGAAACGGCTATTCTAAATAATCCGTTTGCCACAACCAACCTACTTACCTTGGTTACAGTAACAGACGCAACCCACGGCGCAGTGACCAATGACTTTGTAACGTTCAGTAACGTAGCTCCTGTAGGTGGTCTTGATTTAAACGGTGAGTATCAGATTACCTACGTTGATGCCAACACCTACACAATTACATCTGCTACTGCGGCAACTTCAACCGTAGCGGCTGGCGGCGGTACAACTGTTAATGCAGTCTATCAAATTAACGTAGGTGACTCATACCAAATTCCACTGTCTGGCTGGGGCGCAGGCAACTGGGGGTCTGGCACTTGGGGGTTTGGCGGCACATCAACATCTGCTCTGCGTCTGTGGAGCCAGAATAACTTTGGTGAGGATTTAGTCTATGGTTTCCGTGGTGGCCCAATCTACTACTGGGATGCTTCGTTTGGGCTGGCTCCATTAGCCGCAACAATTACAATTGCTTCCCCTGCGGTCATTACTTCTGCAAAAACTTTTGCTAACGGAACAGCTATTATTTTGACTAATAGCGGGTATCCTGCGGCTCTTCCTACGGGTCTGTCTCCCGGCACAATCTACTACGTTGTTGGCACTAGTGGTAATACCTTTAACTTAGCTCTAACGGCTGGCGGCGCGGCTATTAACACTTCAGGAACACAGTCTGGTACTCACTACATCATGCCTAATGGCATTGACATTGTTAGTCTGGCTAATGCTTCTGACTGTCCAATTATCCAGAACTTTATCTTTGTATCTGATGTAAGCCGGTTTGTGTTTGCGTTTGGCTGTAATGACTACAGTGCTTCCACTCAAAGTCCCATGCTTATTCGCTGGTCGGATCAGGAGTCTGTGGTTAACTGGACACCTTCGGCTACCAATCAAGCCGGTAGCGTCACTTTGTCTCACGGCTCAAGCATCATAACTTCCATCCAAACCCGTCAAGAGATTTTGGTGTGGACTGACTCGGCTATCTATTCGCTCCAGTACCTTGGCCCGCCAGTGGTTTGGTCTAGTCAATTGATGGGTGACAACATCTCTATCCTTGGTCAGAACGCGGCGGCACAGGCTTCTGGTGTGGTGTACTGGATGGGCGTAGATAAGTTCTATTCCTATGATGGACGGTTACAAACACTTAACTGTGACCTGCGTAGGTTTATCTATCAAGACATCAACCTTGACCAAGATCAACAAGCGTTTGCTGGTACAAACGAAGGCTTTAACGAGGTCTGGTGGTTCTATTGCTCTTCAAGTAGCCTAACAGTTGACCGCTATGTAATATACAACTACGTAGAGAAAGTCTGGTACTACGGTACGATGGCGCGAACAGCATGGGTAGATTCTGGACTATTGGACTACCCTGTTGCCGCTACGTACACTTATAACTTGGTTAATCAAGAATACGGCTTAGACAATAATGAGACAGGCACACCCGCAGGTATTGAAGCTTACATCTCATCTTCTGAGTTTGACATTGATGACGGAGACAGATTTGGCTTTGTCTGGAGAATACTCCCAGATTTAACATTTTCAGGATCAGATGCTTCACCAACTCCGCAAGTTACGTACACTTTGTATCCCATGCAGAACTCAGGCTCTGGTACAGGCACAGCGGTAAACAAGGATGTAGATAAACTAACTGGCGCTCAGTACACAGTGACTGAAGGCTTTACAGGCCAGATCAATACCCGTGTGCGTGGCCGTCAGTTAATCCTGAAGGTAAGCTCGGACAACCTCGGAACAGCTTGGCAGTTGGGTGCTACCCGTATAGATATTAGACCGGACGGCAGAAGATGACTTTTCTTGTTACTACCGACTTTGAACTGAATAAGATAGCCGCGCCTAACTTGCCTCTACCGCCGCTGGAATACGACCGCCTGTATTTTGACCAGATGTTAAACATCTTGCGTCTGTATTTCAACAGGCTTGATTCATTAACCACTCAGTTTATGACCTCTGGCGTAGTGCCTCCTCTGACTAACTACACAGTAGCTACACTACCCAGCGCAGTCACTTCTGGTAAAGGTGCTAGGTCTTTTGTAACTGATGCTTTAGGCCCAACATTTGGGGCTACCGTTGTGACTGGCGGGGCTGTTGCTGTGCCTGTATATTCCGACGGGACGAATTGGAAGGTTGGATAATGGCAGAACCAATGAGCGATGAAGAACTGTACCAACTGACTGGTAGTTGGGAAGCCGCCGCCGCTTTACGTGATGAGCAAAGGCAAGCTCCTGCGGCTAACGTCGCACCGCCTTCTAGCAATTTCACATTAGACGACCTTAAATCTTTGTACAAAGAAAAGGGCGCTACAGAAAAACGGTACACCGACACTGAGCAAGGTCGCACAGAAGATTACATCCCAATTCAATATGGCAATGGATGGTCTGCGTTTGAAAATGACAATAGAAAAATCATTGACTACATTGGTCAAGGCATGGATGCCACGCCAGTCTACGATGATGCTCCCAAAACATTGGGTGGTTTTTCTAGGCAAGAAGGTGACTACATTTATAACTACGATCCTGAAGGTCAGTTCCTTGGGCGCACCAAGTGGAATGAGTCTGACCTTAAACGTATTATCCAAGATCTTGGGCCTCTTGCTATGGCCGCTGTCACTATGGGTGGAGGCGGAGCGTTTCTTGGAAACAGTCTATTTGGCTTGCAAGGAGCGGCGGCATCTGCCGCTGGCGGTGCTTTGGCAGGCGGTATAAACGCTTACGGCAATGACCAAGACATCCTTAAAGGCGCATTGCTTGGCGGCGTATCTGGCGCAGGAACTGCAAAACTTACTGATATTTTGGGTGCTGATGCTTTGGGTGGTACATTTAAAAATGCCACATTGGGTGATGTTACTAAAGCCATTAACTTTGCTAAAGATCCTACATTAGCGGGAGCGGCAAATCTTGCCTCTCCTTACATGACAACCAACTTTGATATTGGTGACACAGGTTTTACCACCAATGATTTGCTTAAAGGTTTAAACACTGCTCAAGCTTTGGGTAGCGGTGATAATCAAAAAATCTTTAACACCCTTACAGGTTTAGCCAAAGGAACAGACTTTAGCGGTCTAACTGCAAGCGAACAGGCCGAACGTGATGCCAATCGAGAAACAGCACGTTTAAACAGAATTGAAGATGCTGTGTTAAACCAGCCAGCATCCGATGATGGCTCAACTCAAGGAATCCTTGATTTAATTGGCGAAATGTACCCAGCCGCAGATATTAAAGGCATGTCACAAGGTGATTTGGCTAAGTTTCTTGAGGCCAATATTAATGAAATACAAGGCTCTGCGGAGCTTGAGACTTTACTTAAGGGTGAAGGCAAACCAACCTCTAATGAAGGAACTGTAACCGTAACAGGTGACAGGCCTACAGGCCTTGGCGATTTCATGGTTCCTACCAGTAATATTGGAGATCAAGGTGAATTGGTCATTACCGGCAACAAAAACGGCACATCTTTAGACGACTTTATAAAATTAAACGACATAGTTGGTGATACCACTAATAATTATGTAGATGACACGGTGCTTGTTACTGGCAAAACAGACAAAGATGTTGTAGTTGATGACGATGAAGTCACTAAATGCGGCCCCGGATTCCATGATGACGGCACAGGCTTCTGTGTTCCTAACGATGACGTAAAAGAAGACGGATGCCCAGAAGGCTACATCTTAGATCTGGCAACAAATCAATGCGTCAAGCTGGACGACACAAAAGTAACTGTCCCCCCTAAAACAGTTGCTCCCCCTAAAGTGGACACAAAGAAAAAAACAACTGAGGAGCTAATGGCTAATCTTGGTTTAAACGCACCAATGCCTAGCCAAGATCCATATGCCAATATAAAATTGATGGAAGAGTTGTTTGGTGGTGATACGGCTTACAAATTACGGGCGCTTGGAGCGCCTAAAAACCTAGCATCTGCTGATATAGATGCTCTTGCAAGAATGTTAAGGGGTTAATTATGTCTGTTGATTATGCCGATGGTAGTTATTTTGGTGGCAATGTTGCAACTGAAATTGGAGAAAATGTAGCTGACTTAAGCGGAGGAACGACTTCTAACGTTGGTGGTGATGGTGCTTTTGTTGGTGAGGGTGTACGTAGCGGCATTGATAGCTGGGACAAAGCCTACACAAATGCAGGCGGCACATTACCTGCCCGTTTTGGCCTTTCAGACTTAAAGCAGTTTGCAACAGACAATAAATCTTGGTTGGCAGGTGCTGGCGCTTTAGCAAGCGCCTATGGTGGTGGTACAACCGCTGATAAGAAAACAGGCTACCAAGGCGGTATTCCTGCGTTGGCCGCTTCCCGCTCTATGATTGCCGCTCCTCCTACCCGTGCACAGGGATACCGTCCGGGCGCGGGTGGTATTGATTACGGTGGCGATGTATCTTATACCCGTGCCCCCGGAGTTGATCCTTGGGCTAATTTGTCTGGAACTTCTGGTTCCTCTGCTGGTGCTAACTTAACAAGCTTGCCTGCGGATGTGGCTACGGCTGTTAATAACGCCATTACTGGCGGCACAAACACAGCCACCAAAGTTGACACCACCAAAGTTGACACTACCAAAACTAACACCACTACATTGACTCAGGCGCAGAAAGATGCACTTGCAGTGGAAAACTGGCGCAAAAGCTTAAGCCCTACGCAGTATTTGGACGCTATTAATCAATGGATTGCAAGCAATCCAAACATGAGTAAAGCGGATCTTGATGCCGCAATGACTAAGTTTAAAGTGTCTCAGACAGATCTACAGACTGCGCTTGGGGCTAATAAGAAACTGTCTGCCGCAGATATCTACGCTTTGTCTCATGGACAAGGCTTAAAAGAAGCTAATGCCCAACAGACCGCAGGCATTGTGGATTGGATTACAAAAAATCCGTATGCTACAGCTACACAAGTTAAAGATGCCATTAAAGCATCAGGTGTAAACGAAACAGATATTAAGGAAGCTTTGGTAGGAAAGCCTGTGTCTAAAGGCTACCAAGACGCTCTATTGAGTGGTGGTGGACTTAATACTTACTACAACACCATTAACAAGTATCTTGAAGATCAAGCAAGAGATACAACTACTCCCGGTTATTTAGAAGAGTTTTCAAGAGCTAAAGCAAAACAAGATTTTGGTGTATCTGATGCCGACATTGCCGCCGCTCAAAAGTATGCGGCTACGGAAGCTGGTAAAAAAGAACTTGCGGCTTTGTATCCATCTGCTCCAAATCTTGAAAACAGCATTAAATCTATTCTTGAAGACAAAACTTCTGCAACCAATTGGGAAGCAGAAAATGCCGCCAAATGGGAGCGTGAAAATGCGGCTAAATGGGAAGCCCAACATGCCGCTGAAGTTGCTACCGCACAAGAAGCCGCCCAACGGGTTGCTAACGAAAATGTTCAAATTCCTTCAAACAATCAAAGCACAGCAAGCACTGCTGGAGATAACAAGGACGACATTTACCAATACTTTGCAGACCCCGCAACCCAAGCTATTCTTGCCGCTGGAGACACTAGGTCTATTGCAGAAACCATGCAGGCGTTAGGATGGTCACCCGCAGAAGTTGCGGCGGCTACAGGCTCAAACCCCGCCGAAGTTCAAGCCGCATATGATGCGGCATTAGGGTCTGATACTAGCTATATGCAATATGCCGCAGGCGGTATGGCTAAAGGCCGTTACCTTCAAGGCGAAACAGATGGCATGGCAGACAAACTTCCAGCCCAAATTGGTCGTAACCAACCAGCCGCCTTAAGTCATGGTGAATTTGTTATTCCTGCTGATGTGGTTTCACACATGGGTAACGGCAACTCGGATGCCGGAGCTAAAAAGCTTTATCAAATGATGGACAAGATTCGTATGGCACGTACAGGCAACAAAAAACAAGGCAAGAAGATCAACCCTGATAAGTTCATGCCCGGTGGCTTGGCTCAAGCTTACGCCTCAGGTGGTGAAGTCCAACACTTCCAAGAGGGTGGAGCCGCTAAAAACTACGCCGCAGGCTTAACAGGTGTTGAATCTAACCTGTCTAACTGGGCAGGCCCATATGTAACCAACATGCTTGGTCAAGGCCAAGCTTTGGCTAACATGCCTTATCAGGCATACATGGGTCAGTTGTCTGGGGGTGAGTCTCCTTTGCAGACTTCAGCATTTAACAATGCCGCCAATTTACAGACACCTTCTAGCATTGGTACTGCCGCTACAGAAGCAGGCAAGATTGGCACTGCGGCTCAAGGGTTAAATTACTCACCCACATCGTTTACCAATCAATACGCCTCTCCCGTTGGCGCTTCATTTGATGCCTCGCAAGCTACGGCCTACATGAATCCGTACTTGCAGACTTCTTTACAGCCTCAGTTGGATGAGGCTCGCCGTCAGTCTCAAATTACTCAAACCCAAAATGCCGCCAAGATGACTCAAGCTGGCGCTTTTGGTGGTGGCCGTCAAGCAATCCTTGATGCAGAGACTCAGCGTAACCTTGGCACTAACTTGGCCGGAATTACAGGTCAGGGATATAACACTGCATATGGCAATGCAATGAATCAGTTTAACGCTGACCAAGCCCGTAAGATTCAAGAGGCTCAATTGGGTGCTCAGTACGGTTCAGCCGCTCAACAAGCGACAGAGCAATCTAAACAGTACGGCTCAGGTTTTGGTTTACAGGGTCTACAGACTGGCCTACAAGCCGCTCAGGCTCAAGGTGCACTTGGCTCTCAAGAAAGCCAAGCAGGCCTCAATACCCTCAATACACAACTTGCCGCTGGTGCTCAACAACGTGGCATTGAGTCTGAAGGTATTGCCGCAGACAAGGCTCAGTTTGAAGAAGCTAGGGCCAATCCTTATAAGATGGTTCAGTACCAACAGTCTTTATTGCAGGGCTTGCCTTTGGCCGCTCAGAGTTATCAGGGTATTGCACCCAGTGATTTAACCAAAGCCGCTCAAGGCGCTAGTACTGTAAATCAATTGTTAAAAAATCTTGGACTTGCCTGAAGGATATCTAAATGTTTACACAACCATCCGTCAATAAAATTGCCTCGGCGTATAAGGGAAATCCTGCGCCGTTGAATCAAAAAGTTGACCAAGACAGAAAACAAAATGGGGGGGTGATTCCTAAAGATTTGCGCCAACTTATGGCTTCTTACGACCTTGCACAAGGCAAACAACATGCTGGTATTCAGGCCGCTTTAAACGCACCGCCCAACATGCCAACAGTTGCAGAAGATGTCCAAGCTAAAGCCCAACAGGCTTTACAGGCTCGTATGGTTCAGGAGGCTCAGAAACAAATGGCTAAAGATGGCAGACCCGGAATGATTCCTATGGGAGTCCCCCAACCTAGACTACAACCTGAAGAGCGTGGCATTGATAGCCTCACCTCTAACGTAGGTGAATCCTATGCCAACGGCGGTGTAGTTGCTTTCCAAGAAGGCGGTACACCACCAGACACAAGAAGCGCAGAGGACATCCTACGTGAATCTATGCGTGTAAACGAGGAAACAAGACGAGCAGAAGCTGTTGCTCGTCAAAAGGCTGAATTAGGCGCTCCAGACACAACGCAGATTGACCGCTTAATTGCTGAGAATCAAGCACGTAAAGATAAGCTTGCAGGCCCAAAACCCGGCTATGACGCAGTCATGGAAATGTTAGACCAGATTGCCCTAGGCGGTGGACGCACATCTGCTGAATCTGGTGCTCTTGGCGCTTCTCGCCAAAAAGCGTTGCAAAAAGCTCGTGAGACAGAACAGAGTACCCTGACCGACAAGATGATTGATCTGGCTCAGAGGAAGTCAGACACTGGTTATCAGTACAAGAAAGATCTGTTCCAGACAGGTAACGTTGCCGCTGAAGCCGCCATTAAGCAGAAGTACGATGCGGCTATCCAAGTGGCTAGAACAGATCAAGACAAGCTTAAGTTGGCTCAGGAAAGAGATCTTGAGCTTAAGAAGCTTGCCATAGAAGGTCAAAAAGCTAACGCTATGAGTAAGCCTGCCGAAGGTATTCAGGTTGCCAACATGCTTATGGCGGCTGATAAAACTCTTTCCAGAGAAGAGGCTTTAAAACGAGGCTACATGATTAGCAAAAGTGGTGAGCTTAAACAAGAGCAAAATGAAACCGCTCGTTTAAAAGCACTTGAGGACGCTGAAAAAGACTTCCTTCAGATCCATGACAAAGACATACGGAAGATGTATGCTACGTCCAAAAAGCCGGAAGTTAAAGCTCAGTATGACGCTTGGGTGGCCGAGAAAGATGCAAAGCTAAAAGAATTACGTGCACGGCGTTACTCAAGCGCCGAATCCGGCGGCTTGCCACAGGCTTTAGCAACACAGGCAACCCCTAGTGCGGCTCCAACCGCTGGAGGATATACTGTCACGGCAGGGGGAATGGTTCATTCATTCCCAACCCAAGCGGCGGCTGATGCGTTTAAAAAAGCTAGTGGAGCAAAATAATGGATCTAGAAGAACTGGCGAAGCAGTATGGCGGTGTTTCAACCAAAGTTGAACCAGTTAATTTAGAGAAATTAGCCAAAGAGCTAGGCGGTACATCACGCCCTGTTAAAGAGCGTACAGTCACAGAAGCATTTACCGACCCTGCGGCCAAGTTTGCCTCAGGCATTGGTTCATTAATCCAATTTCCCGGTCAGATCTATGGTCTGACTACAGGTGCAATCAAAGACAAAGACTTTGGAACCACAGGCTTACAGGGCTTAGGTCAGAACATACAGGACTACGCCAAGAAGAAACTGTCTGAGAAGCTTGTTTCTGAGGAGGCTGAGACTGCCCGTAAGGTTGAAGAAGCCGAGAAGAGGGGTATTCTTCCAGCCCTAGGCACACAGATTAGTGAAGTTTTAAAGAACCCCCTAACACAGGGTATTGGCTTTGCCGCAGAGCAAATCCCTCAAGCTATTCCTTCTGCCATTGCCGCCTTAATTCCCGGTGCTGGCCCCGTCCTTGCCGCAGAGTTACGTGCCGCTCAAGCCGCCGCTAAGGCCGCTGTAGGTAACGTTGCTAAGAAAGAAGCCGCAGATGCCGCCCTAAAGCTGGCAGAGAATGCCGCTTTGAAATCTCAGATATCTCGTGGCACTACTGCCGCTATTGGCACTGGAGCCGCCCAACAGGGCGCTGACATTGGTTCAGGTAGCTTTGAGGAGATCAAACAGTACCTGATGACAGAAAAAGGCCTGACTGAAGATCAGGCGGCGGCACAGGCTTTAAACCTCGCAAGAGCCTCTGGAGCAAGTGGTGCGGCTATTTCCCTTTTGGCGCAGAAATTACCCGGTGCACAAGCCCTAGAACGTGCCCTTGCAGGCGAAAGACTTGGTACAGGTCGCATCAAAGGTGCAATCGCTGGCGCTCTTAAAAATATTCCCGAGGAAATGGTTGAAGAGGGCGGCGGTAAAGTTACACAAAACCTTGCCTTGCGTGATGTCAATCCAGAGCAAAGTCTTACAGCCGGACTAGGCCAGACCTTAGGTCAAGCCGCCCTAGGCGCAGGCCTTATCGGTGGTGGTGCAGGTGCTATCTCCGGTGGTAAACCCACGATCAATCCTGAGGATGTTAAGAACGCAGAGTTTGAGAAGCGCAAGGCTGAAGATATTCAACGGGCTACTGAGAAGAGGGCAGAGATTGCCACACAGATGGAGGTCGTTAAGAACCCCGTTGGTGCTTTGACAGAAGCTGACCTTGGCCCTGAGTTAACCTCTTATGTAAACGAGCACCGGACAGCAACAGGTAAACCTACGCTAACTACGTACAGTTTAGATGATGTGGTTGATGCCTTACCGGGCAAAGATAAGGTCAAAGAAGCAGGTGCTTTAAACGCATTGATTGCCCAGAAGACCGGCTACACAGCCGAGGTTTACACGCCTGACGCAATCACTGCGCTGGCTGAAGAAAAAAACGTGGATGTAAACGCTCCCGGGTTTGGGGACTTCCTCTTTAGATCAACTGGCATCTCTGACCCCGCTCAGATGTCGCAACCCCAGTTGCATTCTGCGGTTACAGCCCTGCAAAAGCTTCCCACATTTGAGACTAAGCAAGAGTTACCCGAAGGCACAAACGCTACAAGGTACAGCCCTGAGCAACTTACCAAAGCCATAGATGGTTTAAACGCCAAGCTGGACGAGGTGGGTAAGGATGAGTTAAGTTTTAAGGAAACTACCAAGGTAGTAGAGACGGCCACCGGACTCAAGGGTTCTGCTGTTAATGCACTACTTAACGATTCAACCAAGAGCGGAAGCATTGTTACGGAAGGTAATAAAGTTAGTGTTCCCTCACGTTCTACACCTAGTGGATACGACATTCAGGAAGAAGTTGGTGTTGAAGAGGAGCAGGCAGAGTCCTATGATGTGATGAGCGGTGACCAAAAAGTTCGCTCTTTTGACACCCAAGAGAAGGCCGAAGCTCATGTTGAGAAACTAAACAGTTTTGCACAGGCTGAACTTAAGAAAACGCAAGAAGGTTTAAAGGTTGAAGAACAGAAGATTGCCAAGTCCGAGAACGAACTGCTCAAGTATGAGCTTAATGGCTTGGTTGGTACACCCGCAGAACAAGCGGCGCAAGAGGTACACCAAGCAGTACTAGACGAGGCTATGCCCGTCATTGCCGACCTTAAGAATCAAGAAGAGATCTATAGCAGGCCTGTCAGTGTTGTGCCTGTTGGCGTTAAAAAGGTTACGCCCAAGACATACCGAGTCACCAAGGGTGAGACTGTCAAGGGAACTAAGGCTACCCGTGAGGAAGCCGAGCAGTCTATCTTTGAAGACCTGTCAGACAAAGAGATTCAGGAGTTGGCAAAGACCAAGTCTCCTAAACTACAGGCTCGTTTAAACGCAGAAATAGCCCGCCGGTCTACAGCGCCAGCACCAGAGACTAAAACACCAGAACAGGCTCAAAAGCTTCAAGCCGCACAAGCTACCCTTCAATCTATGTTGGGACGGTTTGGTCTACAGGATGTAGCCGTAAAGATTGTTGATGCCATTGAACAGGGCGCAGATGGCTCCTATGCGGCTAAAGTTATCCAGTTGGCTATTGATGCTCAGAACCCTGTAAGGGTTATGCGTCATGAAGCCCTCCATGCTTTAAAAGAATTAGGATTCTTTACCGATTCCCAGTGGGCCTCTTTAGAGCGTCAAGCTAAAGCTGAGTGGGTGGATAAGTACCTTAAGAATAATCAAACCAAGACATCCGACGGACGAGTTATCAGCCGGTACGATGCCTATGTTGAGCAGGGTTTAAACGAGGAAGCTCTGTTGGAAGAGGCAATCGCAGATGCCTTTGGCGACTTTGATGCTAACAAGGCTCCTCCCGGAATGCTGAATGCGTTGCTAAACAAGCTTCGTAACTTCTTCTCTACCCTCAAGTCATACCTCAATGGTCAGGGCTATGAGTCCTACAAGGATATCTTTGGCAAGATTGAGAAAGGTGAACTTAAACCTTCCAAGCCTGCCGTGGCAAACAAGGAAGCTAAGAAGTCGCTTACCTCCTTTGGTGCTTTCTTTGGCGATGAGAAACAACCTGTTTACACGCCGCTGTCTACACGAAACTTTATGGAGCAGGACTCTATTGTTTCCCAGCAGGATCTTGGTTTAAACACAAAAGCCAAGCGTGGCATATTTAACAATGTCCGGGACATTGCCAGTGCTTTAAACCAATACACCATAGATCGTTTTGGTCAGATGGATCGAAGCAACCTGAGCAACGAGCAATCTACTCAGCTTGCTAGGGCGATGGCAGATGAAGTTGCATTCCAGTTGGGCACTCAAGCCACAACTGGTACGGGTCTGGGTTGGTATTCAAACAACTATCCCAAAGCGGTTAAACGCTTGGCAAACCGTTTCCCTGAACTAAGAGACAACAAACACGCCCGTTCAGTGTTCTCTGCGTTGGTGGCAGTTACATCCAATGGTGAGAAGGTTAACAAGAACATTACTAACGCTATCACGTTGTACTCCAAACTGCGTGATGGTAAGCCTCTAATTGCCATGGGCAACCGTAGAGCTACCGCTCTTGAGAACAACCTCAAGATGATCCAAGACTTGCTCAATCTACATGGTAAAAACTTTGAAAAGGTTCTTCTAGAGGAGATCACGGTCAAGGAAATGAATGCCCGTCTGCGTGAGATGGGTGAAGATACTGATGGTAGCTACCTCAAGGACACTACAGTCCCTGCCGCCGCAGTCTACTTTGGGCCTAAGCTGGGTGCGTTCTACGCCAACCTCTCTGGTTCAGAGGGCTACCTCACCATGGATCTGTGGTGGACTCGCTCTGTCAACCGGATGCGTGGCTTGTTAATTCCTCAGGCAACTGAAGCGTCTATCAACAAGTTCCGTGACATGATGGAAATGCCTAGCGCAACCCGTGATGAGGTGATTGCCGCTACGATTCCCTTGCGTAACAAGTACGAGGAATACGGCTATAGCACTGAGCTTGAGCATTTGGCTAAAGGTAAAGAGCCTGCCAAGAAAGACAAGAAACCAGCATGGTTTAAGAAGGCCAAAGCCAAAGCTGGGGCCGCTTACGATCAACTGTTGTTTGAGCACAACCTTGAGAAGATGGCTAACACCATCTACAAGAATGAATTTGAAATGCTGGAGGAAGCCCCGTTTACAGCTACCGACCGCAAGTTTATGTATGACGCAGGCCGTAAGGCGCAAGAGATGTTGCGTAAAGACGGCATTAATTTAACTTTAGCTGACATCCAAGCGGCTCTTTGGTATTATGAGAAACGCCTCTACGAAAAACTAAGCGGAAGGAAAGCCGATGACATCGGATACGAAGAAGCAATCATCGCTCAGTCAGGAAAGACTACTGGACGAGCAAGACCCAGTGTGGTCTTCGATACAGAACTTAACCGCAGGGATGAATCCGGAGGAGCGGTCAAGGACACTGAGGAGCTTCGTGGGAAGTCTGACTACGGGCCAAAATACTCCCTCAGAGAAGCCGTACGATCCTATCGAGGACGCAATGAAGCTGAACCCGAAACTCACACGCGAGAAAGCATTGGAGATGGCGAAGGAATTCGGGTTCTAGGCGTAGCGCCAATTGCCCGATACAGACCTACTCAAGGGTTCAAAGACATCATCAGCGACCACGGGTTTGAATCACCCGTGTTCTATGAGATCAGCAGTGATGATGCTCAGACATATGCGGATGCCATTCAGGCATCCAAAGATTCCACTAAATTTGGTGCGGCAGTCTATGTGTATCCTGTAGAGGAATACGCAAAGATGCGCCTGTTCTTAACGCAAGACGGCAAGTCTGGCATTGCTCTTAAGAATGACGACATTGTTTCCGTCTTCTCAGGTAAGCCACATAGAGGCTCTGCCAACTCATCGCTCCAGTTAGCAATCCAAGAGGGTGGCAGAAGACTTGACGCATTTGATACGGTTCTTCCTACCCTGTACCACGCCAATGGATTTAAACCCGTTGGTCGTATGGCTTGGAACGAGGACTACAAACCTGACAACTGGGACAAAAAAACCTTTGAAGAGTTCAACGGTGGTCAGCCTGATGTCGTTTACATGTCCTATGACCCGGACAACAACGAGACTCTGTTTGATAATCCCGGCCCATACTTTGATGATCCTGACGCATTGTCAGAAGCACAAGCAAGAGCCGTAAAAAATTATTTTGAAGAAGGAGAAGGCTATGGATCTAGAAAACAAAATCAAAGAGCTGGAAAACTCAAAGCCTCAGCGCAAGAACTTCCAAACCAACGAAGAGTACGAAGAGACATACAACTACTGGATGATGAGACAAGGGCAAAGTATCCGTACCTTGAAGAACCGGTTGAAGGATTACCAGCAAAAGTAAAAGTTGACGGTGTTGAAGTTACATTTGGCCCTTACATACCCGCAAGAGAAGCGGCTATTTTGTATGCGGAAAAGATGGGGATTCCATATCGCCAACAAGCTAGTTATCACAAGCTAGATAAAAAATTCTCAACATTGTTGGCTAACACATATGCCCGCATGTTAAATAGACCGCTTGCGTCAGATGTAAAAGAGGCATACGACGCTTGGGCAAAAGAAACTATTGCTCAATACGAAGCCATGATTAAAACGGGTATAACAATTGAGTTTATGCCCAACAACAGGGATCCTTATGGAAACCCACGTAATGCAATACTTGATGTTTTAAACAACAATCATCTTTACGTTTTCCCTGCTGACGGTGGTTTTGGCAAAGATGCCATTACTGAAAAACAAATCAGAACCAACCCTGCTTTAGCTTTAACAGATATTATTATTTCCGGCAGACAAGCCAGAGTAGTTGAAGTATTTAGAGCAACGCATGATTTCTTTGGTCATGTTAAAGAAGGCTTTGGATTTAGAGCAGAGGGTGAAGAGAACGCCTTCCAATCTCACGTTAGGATGTACTCACCACTTGCCGCCAGAGCAATGACTGCTGGCACAAGGGGACAAAACTCAGACGTAAATTTTGGCCCCAATGCTGAATTTAATAAGACCGCATCTGGTGAAGATACTATTTACGCAGATCAAAAAATTGGGTTGATGCCTGAGTGGGCAACTGATTCCAATATTGAGCCTGATGTAACTAGCAAACCAAAGTTAAGTCTTAAGTCTTTCTTTCGCTCACCCGAAGCCGCAGAAAGAGCCGCTTACCGCAAAGCCCCGCCTATAACTGATGCGTTTAAACGCTGGTTTGGTAACAGCGTGTTGACAGAAGAAGGTCGTCCCGTAGTCATGTACCACGGATCACCCAATGAGTTCAGCATCTTTGCTGAACGCAGACCAATCTTTGTTAGTGCCGTTCCAGACGATGCAGAATTCTTTGCCGCATTAAAACGTCTTGGTAGGAAACAAGGGAAGCCATACATTTACCCATTGTGGGTACGTGCTGAAAAGCCTTTTGACTTTGAGAATCCTGATCATGTTCAACAGATCATGGATTACATGGCTGATAACTACACAAGCCCTGAGAATGCCAACCGCATTCAAGTTATTGGGCATGGTTACAAAACTCCCGAACAGTTGTCTATCCGTATAGAAAATGGTGACTGGACATACATTGAAAGCGCCAATATTCAAGATGCCTTGAAGGCTTTGGGCTTTGATTCATTCCAAGTCCTAGAAGGCGGTAAGAAGAACCTCGCAGTCTTTGATGCCAACCAAGTTAAGTCAGCCACAGGTAACACTGGTGAGTTTGGTGAGACTAAAGACATGCGCTTTAGCCTGCGTAATGTAGACACACCAGAGTTTAAACGGTTCTTTGGTGACAGCAAGGTCGTCAACGCTGATGGTACGCCTAGGGTTGTGTACCATGGAACAACCAAAGATTTTGATGTTCCCAAAACTTCATTTAAACGTGAAGAGTATGCAAAGTTTGGTTTCCATGTTGGAACAGAAGAAGCCGCCAACACCCGTCTGGCTCAAACAGAAGGTTTAAACGCTCAGGGCGCTAACATCATGCCCGTATACGTAAGGGCTGAGAATCCTTTGCGTATGGATGAGAACCGCCTTGGTCGATGGGGTATTGATGACATCATGTCAGCGGTCATGGAAAAGGCTGAGAGGGGTGAAATTGATGGCATCAGCCCTGATGTTATAGATGATTTCTTTAACGATAGATTTGATATTGAGGCTGAAGTACTTGGGGTTGAAGACAATCTTGCAGAACCAAGAGTTTGGCAAGACGATGGAATGTGGATGCCGGGAGAGCGGTCTAGCTATTTAAAAGCATTCTTACAACAGTTGGGTTATGACAGCATTGTTTACAACAATGAATTTGAGGGTGGTGGTGACAGCTACATCTTGCTAGACCCAAGGCAAGTTAAGTCTGCTACAGGAAACACTGGAGCATTTGACCCGACCAACCCTGACATCCGCTATAGCTTGCGTACATTAACTCCTGATAGCACACAGGAAGAAGTTATCTCTATTCTTCCAGAAACACCAATGTTTAGAGGTGTTCGTGGAGCAAACACAAGCGACCCTGTTGGCGCACAGTACTTTACTAGCTCTGATATTTTTGCCAAAACGTACAGTTCAAACGGCAAAGTTGATGAGCATCGTTTAACACTGCAAAACCCACTGGTTGTGTCAGATTCTGAGTGGAGTCAATACGCCAATAGCCCGTTTAATCCTATTGAAGATATTAAAGCAAAACTTAAAGCCAGCGGGCATGATGGCGTTGTTAACGTCAGAAAAACTCCGATGGGAAGCATGGTCACCGTGCTTGCTTTGGATTCTAAGAAGGCAACCAAGCCTGCAATCAAACTCAGTTTCCCAAGCATTGCAGATCAGATTGCTCAGACCAAAAACGGTACAGACATTAACGATAGCATCTTGGGCACAACCACTGTCCGTGAAGAAGATGGATTCATTGAGCGCATGATGAGTGCCATCTCTCCCGAGTCGTTCTCTAGGTTCCGTGCCAGTGCTATTAATCGTTACAACCAAATGAGCGTCAACGATAAGAAAATGGCTCAGGCGATGGGTGGCATTGAACTACTTGCAGACGCAAGTGCAGAGTTTGCCGCCCTCCAATCAGACACATCCGCAGGCGTTGCCGCCGCAGTCATGGGTTATGGAGAATCAAAAGGTGGTGTGCCAGTCTACGAAAAGGGCTACACAACCGTCAGTGATTTAAACGGTACTGTCAAAGGCCTGACTGAGTTGCTCATGCCATTGGCTAAACGTGGCGATCCTTATATCTATCGGGCATTCCAGTTCTACTCAGGTGTTAAACGGGGTACTCGTTTAGACGCTGAAGGTAAAGAGAAGTTGTTTGACAAAAAAGACATCCAGTTTGCCAAGGACTTAGAGCTTCTCTATCCTGAGTTTGCTACCGTTCATGCTGACTGGATTAAGTACAACAACGGCCATGTGGATTACATGGTCAAGACTGGTGTGCTTACCCCTGAGAAGGGTGCAATCTTTAAGAAGTATGCCGACTACATTCCTTTCTATCGTCAGCTAGAGGGTGAGGAAACCTTCGGCCCGAACATCTTCCAGAGTTTGTCTAACGTCAAGGCTCCTAAGAAGATCAAGGGCGGTGAGGCTCCACTCGCTGACTTCCTTGAGACTGTTGTAAGAAACACACAGGCTTCTGTCCAGTCAGGCATGAAGAACATTGCGGCTAACAGGGCGATTGACCAAGCTTTATTCTTGGGTACTGCGACTCAGTTACCACAAGTCTCAGGTGCTCCTAACACAGTCACTATTTTGCGTAACGGTATCCCCGTCTCCTACGCTGTGTCTGACCGTCTGTTGTTTGATTCAATGCAGAGTTTAAACCTACCAGAGATGCCGTTCCTTGGCATCTTGGCTGGCCCTGCCAACTTGCTCCGTAACTTGGTGACTAAAGACCCCGGCTTTATGCTTGCCAACATGATGCGTGACTCCTTGGCCGCATACGCAACCAGTGGTGCAGACATAACTCCTATGGTAGATACCATCCGTAACTTTGGCCGTGTAATGGCTAACCGTTCGCCTGAGTTTTATAAATTGATGAACGCAGGTGCAATTGGTGGTTATGACTTCTCTAAAGACGTAGCTACTAGCGGTGGTGAGTTGGCTAAGGATCTTCGTAAAAAATCTAAGACTCAGACTGATACTGAAAAAGCCTTACGACCCATCACAAGTCTATGGGGATTCCTTGAGAAGAGCACAGAAGCATCTGATGCCGCTACCCGTATAGCCGTTTACAAGGATGTTTTAGCCCGTACAGGCAATGAAGCTGAGGCTATCCGTCAAGCTATTGAGGTGATGAACTTTAACCGCAAGGGTAGTTCTCCAATCATCCGCATTGTGACTGCCGCCATACCGTTTTTAAACGCACGTATCCAAGGTTTAGATGTCCTGTACCGCGCTGGTATGGCTCCAAGACCAAAAGGCGTAAGCAAGACAGATCATCAGAGACGGGTTCAGAAGAACTTCCTTATCCGTGGAACCACAATGATGGCCTTGAGTTCCATGTATTGGTTCTTGATGCAAGATGATGAAGAGTACAAGAAACAGGAGCAAGAGGTTAAAGATAACAACTGGATCATCCCAGTGATCTACGCTCGCATACCTATTCCGTTTGAGGTGGGTGTCCTGTTTAAAGTGATTCCCGAGCGGCTCCTTGCGTTTGCTTTTGGTGGAGATACTGGTGAAGACTTAGCTGACTCTATGGAACGTGCACTGCGTAGTACCTTCGGTGTTAACTACCTCCCTCAGACTATCTTGCCTTTGGTGGAAGCAAGGACTAACTACTCTTACTTTACGATGCGACCCATCGTTGGTCAGGGTTTAGAAGGTGTCCGACCCGGCCTCCAAGTTGGCCCCAACACAACGCAGATTGCTCAGACAGTTGGTAATGCTTTAAACGTATCGCCAATCAAGATTGACCACGTTATTCAAGGGTACACAGGGACAATGGGCATGTACTTGGTTAGCGCCATAGATGCAGTCTTTGATGCCATGAGCGATGTTCAAAAGCCTTCTCTTAGGCCAGACCAATACCCAATTGTTAAACGATTTGCGGTTAACAGAGAAGCCAAAGGAACTCTCTCTGCGTACTTTCAACTAAAGGATGCGGTTGATGAGACTGTCAGGACAGTAAATATTCTTACGAGTACAGGCCAAGGCGACGAGCTTTCCAGTTATCTGGAAGGTAAGCACCGCATGTTTGGTTTAAACACAGCAAGCCTGCTGGGTGCTCGTGGCTACATCACAGACATGGATGCCAAGATGAAACCTTTGCTTGAGAACGCCAAGAAGATCCGTGCCTCAGACATGGATCCTGATGAGAAGCGGGATGCCCTGTCCGGTATCAACGAAGCACTGATCAACATAACCAGTGATATCCAAGAGATTAAGAAAGCTCTGTCGGAGTAAGATGACCCCCATCGAAGAGCCATCCAATGGTTCTTCTCTGGGCTTCATCCCAGACA